TTGGAACCATTACTTTGGCTTCTACAATCGCTAACGAAGCGTCTTCTGGACAAGTAACAATCTCCGAGTTTACTGGTGTTGTTTCTCCTATCCGTCAGCGTTTGTTGGTTTACCTTGCTAACGCAAGCGTTGGAGCAATCGGTACTCAGTATGCAGTATGGGTTGAAGAATACGACCAACAAGGAACTCCAGTAATGATTGGCGAAGGAACTGAGAAAACTCAAATCGACGTTCAATACAAAGAGCAGAGAGCTAAGGTTGAGAAAATCGGTGTTCACATGAAGGTTTCTATGGAAATGCTTGAGGATGCCGCTTACTTGGCTTCTTACATCCAATCCAATGGCGTTAAGCGTGTTGAGACTGTAATTGAAAACCAATTGTTTACTGGTAATGGTACATCTCCTCAGCTTGCTGGTTTGTTGTCTAAGTCTACCACTTTCACTGGCGGTTCAATGGCTGGTGGTGTTGAGTCTGCTACTAACTGGGATGTTATCCACGGAATCATCGCTCAAGTAAGAGCTGCAAACGGAACTGCTACTGGCGTATTCGTTGAGACTGGACAATATCACTTGATGCTTTCTGAGAAGGATGCAGAAAAGCAATATATCTTGCCAGCTGGCGTTACTTTCAACGCACAAGGTGGAATTACTGCTTGGGGAGTAAACATTATCCCAACTAACGCATTGACTGGAACTGCTGCTAACTTCGTAGGTGGTGACCTTTCAGTTATCAACGTACGTTTGAGAAGCGGTTTGCAGGTTGCTATCGGAGAGTCTGGCGATGACTTCATCGACAACTTGAAGACTGTAAGAATTGAGCAGCGTTTGGTGCAGTTTATCTCTGCTAACGATACTCCAGTATTGGTTAAAGGAACTTTTGCTGCTGCAAAGGCTATCCTTGAAACTACCTAATAGTGTTTTGTGTTTGTGTTTAGTGTAAAAGGGCGAGAAATTTTCTCGCCTTTTTTTTGTTTAACTAATTCAAAATCATTTACTTTAAAATAAATTATAAAATATGGCAACATTTACGATGTGTAAGCCTCAAAGATGCAAGCTAAAATTATCCTGCCTTCGGTTTACTTCTAAGGCTAGTGAAGGTCAGGTTTACTTTAATGAAGAACCATGCAACCATGAAGGGACTGATTGCAAAGTATATTTCAAAAAAAATTGTAAGCCTTGTGGCGAAATATAATTATGAAAAAACCTACAAAAAAAACGCTTAATTCAATTGACATGATTAAAATCATGGAATCAATTCCAAATGTTGACACCAATTTTAAATATATAGATATGAAAGCTGGAGAAGAGCATTATAGATTACTTACCTGGATTGGTGGCCAGGTAAAAGTTAATATTATGGAATTAGGGACTTTTAGAGGACATTCAGCTCTTTGTTTATCTAAATCAGGAAACAAGGTATTTAGCTATGATGTTCAAGATTATATTTCTTTAAATCATAAGCCCGAGAATGTTCAGTTTTCAATAATGGAAAATGGTCATAAATTTATTGATGATTCTTTTGATTTATTGTTTATTGACACAATGCATGATGGTATTTACGAACAAGAAGTATTAAACCATTTAAGAGAAATTAAATGGAAAGGAATAGTTCTAATGGATGATATTGTGCTTTTTGATGAGCTTTCTAAACTTTGGGAACAAATTCCAGAACAGAAAGCAGATTGGACAGATATTGGTCATCATTCAGGTACAGGAATAATTTGGTTTAAATGAAATTATCAATTTTAGTTCCTTCAGTAGCAGGCCGAAGAAATACCTTTTTGCCTAAATCATTGGATATGCTTTATGGTCAATTAGAGGCATTGCCAGAACAAGACCAAAAGGAGGTTGAAATTATTTATTTAATAGATAATAAAACCATTATGCTAGGTGATAAGAGAAATCTTATGATTAGCATAGCAAGCGGTAAATACATTTCATTTGTTGATTGTGACGACCGTATTGAGCCAGATTACATTTCAAACATTTTAGAGGCAATTAATTCTAATGCCGATTGTATAACCTTTGAGGTCTCTGTTTCACTAAATGGCAACAATCCTAAAATCTGTTATTATTCTAAAGATTTTCCTAACGACTACAATACTGAGGAGGCTTATTATAGATTGCCAAATCACATACCAGTAATAAAAAAAGAAATTTCTACAAAGGTTTCTTTTCCAAGTTTACCAAGAGCCGAGGATGCTGGTTACGCAAAGATTTTAAAACCACATTTAAAGTCTGAGTTTAAAATAAATAAAGTACTTTATCATTACGATTTTAGCGATTTAACAACCGTTGCTCAAGAATATATCCCCAACATTAGAAACAAACGCAAAAGCAGTATGAATCCAATTGTAGATGTAATTTTTATTTCTAACGCTTCAAAACTAGGGTCAAAAATGACTCAAAATGCAATTGATAGTTGTATTCAGTCGGCAAATGGTTTGGAAGTCAATTGTATTGTAATAGAAGAAAAGAGTAATTTATTCTATAAAAATTCAGTTACATACAATCCTCATTCCCAATTCAATTATAACAAATTTTTAAATTTTGGAGCAGTTCGCGGTAATGCTCCCTGGGTAATGTTTTGTAATAATGATTTGATATTTAAAAATGGTTGGCTACATGGTTTATTAGCCGCCGACTATCCAATTGTTAGTCCTATTGCAATGTCTGACTTTAGACAAAAGGATGTTACAGAAAATGAAATAGGCTGGCAATGTGGTAGAAATTTATCAGGTTGGGCGTTTATGATGAAAAGGTCATTATATAAAGAAATTGGTGGACTTGATGAGGATTTTGATTTTTGGTTTGCTGACAATTCATTAGTTGAGCAATTAAAGAAAATTAATGTGCCTCCAATGTTGGTTGTTTCAGCTAAAGTAAATCATTTAGGTAGCCAAACATTAAAAGAAAGAAACATAACTGATAGAAATGATTTAATGTGGTCTAAGCTAGAATTATTCAATCAAAAATATAATCAAACTTTATTTTCAGAACATCCAAAATTCTTAGAATGGAAACAATTGCAGTCTGTTTAACAACGCACAATAGAAAAGAAGTATTTGAGGAAACATTAATTGAATGGGAAAAATATTTACCAAGCAATGCTACTATTTATGTGGTTGATGATGCATCCAAAACGCCTGTAAAATCTAATTATCGGTTTGAGCAAAATGTTGGAATAGCTAAGGCTAAAAACAAGTGTTTAGAGTTAGCCGACAAACATGACCACATTTTTCTTTGTGATGACGATGTAAGACCGAAAACACATGATTGGTTTAAGCCTTACATTAATTCTCAAGTCAATCATTTGTGCTTGACATTTGATAAAAAAAGCAATAACATCATTTATAGTCCTTCAATAAGATTTAACGGTGAACATGAAGGATTTATGACATATACCGCTCCTAATGGATGTATGCTTTATTTAAAAAATATATGTCTTCAGGTAGCTGGCGGAATGAGACCTCAATTTGGCTTGTGGGGATTTGAACACGTCGAATACAGTCAAAGAATACATGACTTAGGATTAACTCCTAAACCATTTATGGATGTAAAAAATAGTCTTGATTTATTTGATGTTTTAGATTGGCGTTTTGCCGTCGATTCGTCTTTATCAATTAATGAAAGAAGACAAAGCGGTAAAATAAATTTAAAGCTTTACGAAGAGTTCTCAAAACATCCTGAATTTGTAAACTACAAATGAGAATATTTTACTCAAATCCTTTTAGTTTAGACAAAGACATTGGCAAAGCCTACAACGAATACTTGGCCAGCCTAAATGCAAACGACGAGGATTGGATTGTTTTACAGGACGGCGATATTTTGTATCTGACTCCTGACTGGGGCAAAAGAATAAACCATGCTTTGGCTTTAGATGGAGACAAATTTGGCTTGGTTGGATGTTATACCAATCGGCTAAGGTCAAAGCACCAATTGCACGGTAAAGCCTTTAGCAACGATTTAAACATTAGAAATCATTACAATATCGCTATGTCATACGGGGGGGGTGGGGTGCAAGAAATTAGCGAGTACATTGCTGGGTTTTTTATGGCCTTTCAGTACAAGACCTGGAAGAAAATTAAGTTTACAGAAAATAGCTTAGCTTTTGATTCTTTGTTTTCTATGAGAGTTAAAGAGCTTGGCTTAAAGATTGGTTTAATCCGTTCGCTTTACGTTTTCCATAGTTATAGGCCTTGGACTGATTTCGAGCCTTGGAATGAGAAAAAACATTTAATGAAATAAATAGTAT